CAACTCCGGAACCTTTCAAGGAAGGTTGAATTAAATACAATCTCTCAACACATGCGGAACAACATTCGCCCGCGTCAACGCCGCCAAGCGCAAGTGGCGGCAGTTGAAGGAGCAGCAAACAACGAAGAGAAAGCAGTGGAAGTTTATGATCCGAATGCACTTAGCATTCCTTTCACCATCACCCCAGCAATTCAGGCTTACATCGCAGAAAATCATCCGGGTTTCCGATTTTTCAGCAGCAAACAAGGCATGTACTCTCATCCTTGTGTCCACATTGACCGCGTAGTAGTCTCGAAGTTCTTTCGAGTTGAAATTCCGAAGGAATTGAACATCGACAGAGCCAAGATTCTGGAAATGGATGGAAATCGTTACGTCAATCCAGGCGCTAACTTTCAAAATGACACCTTCAATGTGACTGTCGGCAGTGACAAGTCGGAGTTTTTCACGATGAAGGATTACAGAGCTGCCGCCCGTGCGAGAAATTTCACTGCGAATTTCGCCATCAGCTTCTCCATGTACGACATGGTTGACAACTCTTTATATTGGAGTAAGTTGGTGAGTTACATTGAAAGTACAACGCATGGGGTGCTGTATGCAGCCGTCGTTCCCACCTCAAAAATTTTGAGCGGGACGCATCCAGAGCTGCAGGGAAAGTTTAGCAAACGTGATTTGCTAGATGCCACTGTGGTCCATGCCACTTATGTCGACACAGACAACAGTTACTTAGGGGCTTCGGGCTATCGCTTGGCATACAGATCAATCGGACTGTTGCAGAGCAACAACGTCTGGATTGAATGGGTCATGTTGCCTGAAGTTTTTGGAGCCTTTCGAGTCTATAAGTTCACCTTGACCGACAAGGAGCCTGATTATCAGCCACCAGTTCAGGAAGTGTCGATTTTTTCCTGGGGCACAGGCATGCATCCTGGATTCAACGGGCGATTGGCCGGATTGTCAACCCACATTGCAACTAGTGTGTACGTGGTTGAAGGAGTCATGAAACTGGATACGGTACAAAATGGATTTGTCACCATTGACGCCAAGTTGGTTGCTTCGTTAGTCGCCAAGTGTGAACAGATCAAGGACTTATCGACTGACAATGTTAGGATGGCACTAGCTCGTTTGGCGAATCAAAAGACGACCAATCCAATCGAAGCAGCCTACACGGTAAATGTGGCATTAAATGTTGCAGCTCAGCTGACAATTGCCACTTCCGCGATGCTCCGAAACGACGGAACTCTAGCGCTGTTTGAAATGGCCAAGCAATCACGTGAGGCGTCCATCCATTGGCGCTCGGTGGATTATGCTCAACCAAGCTCTGACCGGAGTTGGTGTGAGTACATCCTGTGCTGCCGATACTTTGATCCCCCTCAGGAATATTCTAGGAGACCGCAACGAGCTCGACCCCCGTGCATAGACGTAGTTTGGTGGGGTCAAATGATTTCAATGTTTGTCGGCCTGACAGTATTGTCAGCAATCTTTCCCGGAGTCAAAGCCGAGGACCATGTTGTCGTAAACGGCAAAAATAAGGTCACTGAGTGGATTCTTGTGGTCACTCTTATCGTGGCGTATTGGTTACATCGAATTCTCAATGGCCGCAAGCCGGCGCCAATTAAAGAGTTCCTCACGGTCAAGCCTGTTCCTGTGGACGAAGGCAATTACCATTTCAAGAGAAACGATGTCGGCGATTACGTGATGAGCCAGGGGAAAGGAAAGGCCGGGTCTATGTTAGTGAAGATCAGGGAACCGACCATTCCAAGGCGAAACAGCGATGGTGATGACTGCCGTTGTGGTGGCGAATACTGCAACCATCCAACTGGGTTCAACACTTATTCAGGTGTTGTCACCAGGAGCCAGCCCTTTGAACTTCGAGAGGGCACTTGCCTGTTGCCGAAAGGAGAGGCACGCGAACACAAGGAATCACCGATGATGTGTTTGGCTGGTATTTCAGTTGCCACCCCTCCTCACATAATATCAGCGTGCACTTCTAATGAATACGTCGTGTTAACGAAGAGGGCCTTTGCCAAGAAGGGCAAGGTGGATGACCAAACGATGCGTGATTTTAGCAATTGGGTGAAGAGGAACTTCCTACCCATTTTCAACTTAAGATGGGATACTCCTCAGTTGAAACCTAGTGACACAAACTGGTTAAATCACTTAGACAGCAAGAAGCTCCTTCTCATGGCTAGTAGTGACGTCTCCGACGTGAAAGATGCGGGACAATTGAACTACGTCAGAGATGGATTCCTTAAGAAGGAGCTTGTGATGAAAAACCATTTTGACAAGCCTGGTCGACTCGTTCAGGGATCAGAACCACGCATTCATCGCATAGTTGGTCCATGGATTTACACCTTTTCAGCCGCATTGCGCATTTTATGGCACCCTGGTCATCGTTTTTTCGCCAATGGTCCTTTCTCCTCTGAGGTTGAAGGCGAGCGATTCGACGCAATAGCTTTCCGAGGTCTCGAAATGGCAGATGGGGATTTCTCTGCCTTTGATTCTACTCAAAGCCCAGAACTGTTCGAAGTTTTGCACTGGGTTTATGAGCAGTTTGGAGCTCCAAAGTTGGTCATGGACATTTTGCGGAAGCAAGTGACCAAGAAAGGTTACACCCAATGTGGGTGGAAGTACACGGGTTACGGCACCCGCGCCTCCGGCGATGACGACACTTTAATTGGGAATGACGTCATTAATGTGCTTACTGTTGCATATAGCTACTATGCTGGACAAGACTTGCCGTCTCCTCCTGACCCGTTTTCCTTAGATGAGTTTAACTACGCTTTGGAAATGGTCCTTCCTGACCCTTTGTGGGACGCAAATGGATACATAGGCAACGGAGGTCACGCAACGGCAGAGTCCTTGCGCACTGAGCTGACACAGGTGTGCGTTAACCCCGTCACTTACGAGCGTGCGTTTTCAGCAATTGGGCGTAGTTTCCATCTCGAAGAGTTTGACTTCGGGTTGGAGGTCACTGGCGACGACAATCTTTCATGCGGTAAAGATCTAGACCGGATCACGCGCATTCCTGAGTTCATTGGTAAATTAGGAATGGTGAACGAAATGAATTTCGGAGGTGGGTTTCAAACTAGAGAAATTTGTTCTTCACTGTTTTGGCCAACGTTAATAGAAGGCAGGATTTGCACAGTATTGGGGCCTAAGCCGATGAGAGCTGCGGTTAAGCTCGGCTACGTCTCATCACCCGTTGGAGTTGAACTATTATCTAGAATGGCAGGGAAAGTTTATGGCTTACTCTTGGACTGCACTCATGTCCCATTTTTGAGCCAGCTTCTTCTGAAGTATCTTGAACTCATTCCTGAAGAAATACCAGCCAAAGCTCTTTATCACAAGTACAAGTCGCATTCCACACATAGGCACCCGGTCACTGAACAGGGCATTGCAATGTTTTGCGACCGGTATGATCTAAGTCATGAGCAGTACGCAGAGATCATAGGCGGGCTGGACAAGATTACCAGCTTACCATGGAAATACCACCACCCATTGTTCGACCAAATGTATGCGATAGACAATGGTTATGATTTTGACGCAGTCGAAAATCAAGAATGTTAGTTGTTGAGAGACAAACACAGCGCGACGAGAAGTAGGGGTGACAATCCCCCGCGCTATACCGTCCCAAGGCTGGCCTACTAACAGGCCCCCGAAGAAACAAGAAATTGTCATTTTCGTGGAGTAATCCTAAAAATATCATTGAGCAACAGTTTTATGAAAGATGCCAAAGAAGCAATCTCAGAAGAAACCTCGCAAAGTTCAACCCCAAGTGTCCAAAGCCCTTGTGGTTGTTCCACAAAAACCCAAGAAAGTTCGGATTCCGAAAAGTCTTGGTGTTCTTGGCTCGCGTCAGCAGTTGAATTCTTACGCCGCTGCGCTCCATGCCCCGTTCGATAGGGCAGCATTGGGCGCCAAGGTGCCGGATATGTTTAGTTATCCGGTGGCAACTTATCATTGCGAAGGCACGGTGACTTTGAGATCTGATGCAAACGGTGTTTCGAGTGTGGTCATCACACCTGACCCGTTTTGCACTTTGGTGGACGCGACAACGGCCTCGGTGGCTTCAACGTCAATGTATAATTACGTTGGGGCTTACACAGCATATGCTGCGGTCACGCAGACGAATTTGTCCAATCAGTTGGCAAATTTTCGTGTAGTTGGAGGAGGCATCGAAGTTCGTAACTTGATGCCCCCGACCACTGCCACTGGCCGCGTCATAACGGCTACGGTCCCGATGGCTGATGTCTTACCTGGCCCAAACGCGTTATCAAACACGAGCATCTCAAATTTCACGCTGGTTAATAAACTTACGAGCGTTGTCCCAAGTTCCGGATCCCACGTTTCGCAAGGAACGTCTGGTCTTCCTTCTACGATTTTGCAGCTGCCTGGAGCGGTTCATCTGAGCTCCCAGGACTTGATTTCATCTAATTTAAAAGTGAATTTCAAGCCGTGCAGCCCTGAGGCTTTTCATTTTCGTTCGACGCAAAATGATTACATCTTAGGCTACACAGGCAGCACGGCAATTAACGAGGCAGCAGGAGCCAATTTGGTTTCCGGAATTCCCGCGACTAGTTACAACAACCTCAATGACTCATTTGCATCGAAGGCTCCGCTAGGCTTCGATGCAATTCTGCTCAGGTTTGAGGGATGCACTCCTTCCACGACCATTGCAGATGTCAAATACGTTTTACATTTTGAAGGATCTCCTACGGTCACCAATAATGTTGCGTCCATCATTGCAGACGCACAAGCCTCCAGTTACGTTGACATTGCCGGCCACCAGTCGGTTTTGTCCAAGGTTCTTTCCATGCCAAACATTATGATTGGCATGGATGCCCTCGCGTCTGGCATTTCGGGTTTCGCCAAAGGCGGGATGATTGGCGCTGCCTCCAACGTCCTCTCGAAATTGGGCATGACCTTTTAGGAGCCTGGGTGCGGTTAGCTTTCCGCAAGTAGAAAAAGCC